TTCAAAAAGTTGTCCACGCGAGTACAGTTTGATACTATCCGAATGTATCGATCGAGGTTGGATCCAACCTGTGGCCTATATGACAGAACGTGAACTTCTTATTTCGGGATTAACCAATGATTAAACGCATAGGCTTTGCCTGCAAATGGATCAATGATCCCTCCGAAGTCGACGGTATGAAAATCAATGCCGTTGACCGTGACTTAAATACAGGTGCTACCACTGTAAGGTGGTTGCGTGAACATCCCCAAGAAGCAGAACAGCGGCTTTGGAACTTGATGGAACGAAACATAGAAGCCTGCTACAAATTAGTCAGCAGGGTAGGAACACTAGATGAAGATCTTAGAATGGTACGACTCTCAAGTGATATACTTCCTGTATACACTGAGCCTAGTTGGAAGTGGTTTTGGCGGCAGCCCGATGTTAGAGCCTTTGCAGAAAGAGGATTTGCCCGTGTGGGTGATGTGGCTCGCAAGAATAATGTTAGGCTCAGCTTTCATCCTGGCCAGTTTTGCGTGTTGGCTTCTATTAACCCGGGCATAGTAGAACGAAGTATAGAAGAGTTTGAGTATCATGTGGACATGGCTCGTTGGATGGGATATGGTAAGACATTCCAGGATTTCAAGATCAATGTGCATATCTCCGGCAAGCTGGGTCCACAGGGTGTTCGTGATGCACTGAACAAAATGACACCCGAAGCCCGCAACTGCCTTACCATCGAGAATGATGAGATGACCTGGGGCATTGACTCAAGTATTGAGTTGGTCAAGGACTGTGCCTTGGTGCTAGACATTCATCACCATTGGATTAAAACTGGAGAATACATTGAAGCAAATGACGATCGTATTAAAAGGGTTATTGATAGCTGGCGTGGTGTGCGCCCTGTCATACATTATAGTGTTTCACGGGAAGACTGTCTTGTTGCACATCCCGGACACATCCGCCCCGATCTTCCGTCCCTCCTAGAGCAGGGCTACAAAAAAGGCAAACTGAGGGCACACAGTGGCTTTTATTGGAATACCGCAGTTAATTCTTGGGCATTGACACACAGGTCGTGGGCAGACATCATGTGTGAAAGCAAGGCCAAGAACTTAGCCTCATTTGCTCTATACGAACAGGATAAAAAAGTTACGGAGCCTTTGGCTTGCGTGGAGCCTTCGGCGCTGCTGCTTTCTTAATAGGTGCTTTCTTAGCAGGTGCTCGTTTGGCTTTGGCCACTGCCACTGCTTTATTTTTAGCAGTAACTTCTGCTGCACTGGGGTTGGGCAACTGTGCGATAGCAATATCAGCAGTATCAACTGGTGGAGTTTCTACCTTGTAGGGCACTTCAACAGATTCGACCGGCTTGCTGCCAAAAAGTTTCTTGATTAATCCTAGCATATTAAAATCTCCTTGTAGGTTATTTATGCGGTAAATACATGATGGCATACAATTTCATTCAAAAATTCATTGTTGAAGGCAAAAAAGACAAACTCATACAGTCGACACTGCCATACGATCGTGACGAACTCGCTCCTGTGAAATCTAAAGAAACTATAGATTATCATTACGGTACACTATACAAGGCCTATGTTGATCGATACAACAAGAACGAAGGCGATGACGATTTCAACGAGGCCGGTGCGTTTTTACACAATATCTATTTTGGTCAACTACAAAAACCAGAAGGATCCAACAGACCCTATGATGCTGCTTTGCAGTTTATAGAAAAACATTTTGATACTTTTGACCGTTTCAAAGAAGAATTTGAAAAAACAGCCATGAAGATACAAGGCAGCGGGTGGGCGTATCTTGCTCGTGATGGCAAGATTAAAACCATTGAGAATCACGAAATTAGGAACGATATTGTATTATTAGTAGATTGGTGGGAACATGCTTGGGCATTGGATTATCAAGCAGATAAAAAGAGTTATCTAACTAATCAATGGAAGATGATAAACTGGAGAATAATCAATGGCGTACTCGGACAAAGTAATTGATCATTATGAAAACCCCCGAAATGTAGGCTCATTTGAAAAAGATGATCCCACAGTAGGCACAGGCATGGTCGGAGCACCAGCCTGCGGCGATGTAATGAAACTACAGATAAAGGTTGACCATGTTACAGGTATTATTACAGATGCAAAATTTAAAACGTATGGCTGTGGATCGGCTATCGCGAGTTCAAGCCTCGTTACAGAATGGCTCAAAGGTAAAACCCTTGACCAAGCCGGAACAATCAAAAACTCCGAAATCGCCACAGAACTAGCTCTGCCACCAGTTAAGATACATTGCTCAATACTTGCAGAAGATGCAATCACCGCGGCCGTAAATGATTACCGTAACCGACACAGCGTATAAAAAGATCAAACAGAATTTAGACAAGCGTGGCAAAGGCGTGGGTATTCGATTGGGTGTCAGAACCACAGGCTGTAGTGGTCTAGCATACACTATTGAATACGTAGACAAATACGAAGCCGAACACGGTGTAACTAATTTTGCCCAAAAAGACTTCGTAGTATTGGTTGATGCCAAAAGTCTAGCCTATCTAGACGGATTAACCATGGATTGGGTCCGCAACGGACTCAATGAAGGATTTGACTTTGTTAATCCAAACGAACGTGATCGCTGCGGATGTGGCGAATCATTTAGAATTTAGACACAGGTAAGTCCACACTAGCAGGCATATTCCATATCTGCTTCTGCTCTACTCCTGTGCGTTGAGCAAATCTTTTGGCATCACAAGACCCACAACAATGAAAGAAGTTGTTGCTGAGTCGCTTCTTATCCATGTGTTTGAGATCTCTTTCAAATACTGCGTCACAGGCATCACATCTCAACACTGCTACAGTCTTTTTTCTCTTGTATAAATGTTCGACTCCGTTTTTACTGAGCCTAGAGTATTGATTTTGCTGAGTTTTGATTGTGAGAAACATCTAGTATTTACATCCGGCTTATAAAACTTTGGGCTAAATATTAGAGCATTTGCTCAATCTAGGATTCTAAACATGGCAAGAAAGACTATTGATATTGGTGTTGTCGGAAATGACGGCACCGGAGACAGTATACGAGATTCATTCCGTAAAGTTAACGACAACTTTAGAGAACTCTACAGCTCATTAGGTCTCGGTGAAAAACTAAAATTCACAGGGCTCGAAGACGCACCGACTACCTATGTAGGACAGAATGATGCGGCTACTGGTAATACTCCAGTCGTCACTGTTAATAATACAGAATCGGGACTGGCATTTAAGAGATTAATTGCTGGTAATGGAATCAGCATTGACTTCACTACTAATCCCAATCAAATTGCAATTAACGCAGACTTTGCTTCAATTGTAGCAGATACATCACCTCAACTAGGTGGTGACCTATCACTGCGTTCTGGAGGTAATCAATTTCGTATAATCGATGCTGGCACCACTATTACACCTCTGGCACCGTTATACAAACACGAATTAGTTAATAAAAATTATGCAGATTCTAAAATTGCCAGAGCAGGTGTTGATGCCATAGATCCAGCCACAGGCAACGTAGAGGTAAGTTTTGGACGTATGAGCGGTCCGTTGATATTATCGAGAAGTCCAGAACCAGATGACGACGAGCTCTATGGTGGATTGATTGCAGCCACCAAACAATATGTAGACAGTTCAGCGTTTGGATCCAGCGTGAATCTTTATGTAGCACTCAGCGGTGAAGATGATCGCCCGGGTGTCAGTGCTGCCCTGCAAGGTCGTGCGTTGGCCTATGCTTATAGAACACTGGAAGCAGCATTAAAACGTGCTGAAGAACTGGTTCTAGAATCAAGACCTATCATAGGCCCATATGAAAAAACTCTAACCTTTAACGATGGAGCAACTGAATGTAATCTAGCAGCTATACAAACATCGCCTACATCAGGCACAGGGTTCGTTGGCACAGTGAGATTAAGTGTAGATACGCTGACTCTAAACACCGTGGGCACAAACTACTATGCCGGAGACATACTTCAAGTAAGCGGTGGCACTGTGGGATCGGGTGGCAGTGCTTGTTTTATCGAAGTATTGTCCACATTGACCACTCCGGGTGCTATTGTAACATTTAAGATTGTTTCAACTGGAGTATATTCTGCATTACCGGGCGCCACAGCTGTGGCTACCACTATCAGCACCAGTGCTGCTCCAGGAGGAATTGGTGCCATTGGTTCTGGTGCAACATTCGATGTGACTTATAAAGTAGCGTCTGTGGCTATTACCAACGGTGGCACAGGCTACAGTTTGGTATCTGTGAGAATCACAGGCGGTGGCGGTACAGGAGCTTTTGGTACTGCTGTGGTCACTGCAGGTGTGATCACTAGTATAACTATTACAGACAAAGGACTAGGATTTACTAGCTTGCCTAGTTTTACGGTAGACCTGCCACGATTCCTTATCTATACCGCAGGCCTGCGCACAGATTTCACTGGTGATGTACTCACTAACACTCCCGAAGCTGTAAGAGGTCGAGACATACGCGAAGGATTATTCTTGCGTGGAAAAACCAGCGGAGCCTTGGCGCAGATTCTAGACCATCAAGGTGCATTAGACAGCAACGGTAATGAAATATTTGACGTTGATATATTCTACGGCACCTTTATAGTAGGTGAAAGTATCACCTACGGTGACATCGCTAGAAACGTACAGGTTACTGTGTTGGTAGAAAGCGGTGAATACTACGAAAACTATCCTTTAAAAGTTCCTGCCAACGTGAGTATTGTTGGCGATGAATTCCAAGGGTAGTATTTTAGACCTCGTCCGGGAACGTCTTCTAGTCCGTGGGCATTCCAAAAATTCCGTAGAGATCCAGTCATTGACGGACTTACTGTGGCCACACAGGCCTACGGATATCATTATCTTCAGGATAGTTCTCAACCTGTTTATCCTAAGATACAAAACAAAGGAGGATACGAGGCTGCTGCTGATTTGATTAGGTTAAATCGCCAATTCTTGCAAGAAGAAATCATAGCATGGATCAACTACAACGTTGCTAATACCGTTGCTCCATTTACTCCAGCGTTTACTTACGATAGAAACTATTGTAAGAGAGATATAGGTCTTATAGTCGATGCAATTACTTTCGACCTAGATTACGGAGAATATAATAGAACTATTTCTGCAGGATTAAAATATTATCAAAGTGCCAGTGCCTTAATAGCCATTACTACCCAGCTTTCGGAATATCTAGCTGTGATAGATCATTTAAACACCTTGATGCAGGCTATTATAGACAACACTGTGATAACTGGACTTAAACAAACTCTGTTTACACAAACAATAGATCCAGCATTTCAGGCTGAGGTAGGTGCAGATAATGTTATAGCTGCGTTGATCATCGCTCTCAAAGATGTCATGGACGGTTCAGGATCAGTAAATTATCCCAAAGAAAACGAAGAGATGGATGTGTTCTTGGCTAATGACACTGTGCGTTGGCAGGCGATTAGTGCGATAGGACACGGCGGATTTATGGGAGTGTTGGATCCACAGGGACAGATACTTTCAAGATCACCTTACTTCCAAGAGTGTGCATCTTTTAGCCGCAGCAAGGATCGACAGGTATTTGCAGGCGGTATGTTCACTGACGGCTTTGCGGGTAATTTGGAATTTAACATTGATGCTGTGGTCACTACCACAAGACTAGAAGTCAGCGATCTTGATAGATTTCCACAACTGCCAGCATCATTTATTGTATTTGACACTGTGTATAGAATTAACTATGTCAGAGATTTTGTCTACGACAAGGACGGCAGCACAGCTACATTTATCTTAGACGAAACTACACCGTGGCCATTCAGTGTATTCACTTACAATTCTTCTGCCTGTAGCAGAGACACTGGATTGATTCTAGATGGCCTAGGTCGAGATATTGTGTTGAATACCAACTACTGGACACGTCAGAACGGGTTGACCTATAGATTGAGTCAAAGTGCGGTGGTACTGGCTGACCAGAGAGCAATCACTCTAGAAGCCATTGAATTTGTGCATGATTCAGTAAATGCTCTTATCACTGCTTATCCCACTATACAAACAACCGTGGATCTCAGCAATGCAACCATCGCTGACATTATAACACGTGGACAATCAGCCACACCTACTCTGTCCTTTACCTTGCCTAGCGGCGCCAGTGTTAATGTAACCAGTGCTTATACTCTGTTGCTGGCCAACAGAGATTATGCTATTGCAGAAATGCTAGGATGGATTGCTAATCAAATTGCAACTCCTACCGCTCCGTTTACTGCGCTTGATACATTTGTGGCCAGTGAGATAGAATACCAAACCAGAAATGCTGTAGAAGCTGTGATTCATGATCTTATCTATGGCGGTAACGTGGCCACACGTACCAGAGCCTTGAAATTCTACAACAATCTCACAGGAGCAGTAATCACTGACTCGGGCCTTTCACAGGCCAAATCTGCTGCTTGGCATACATATCTAAATTATCTGTTAGGTCGAGTGGCACAGAATCTAGCACCTGCTGTAAGTTATACCGCAGTGTCGAGAATCACTGGCACTGGTGCCACAGCCACTGAAGCTGCTACCATTAGCGGATTAATGACCAACATGAGCAGTATCATCAGTGCTGCCAATTTCACAGCAGCACAGGCAGTAGTGGCTGTAACTGAGCCTAGCTTTGTTGGATATACTACCAATAACATTGCTGCTAGAACTATTATCCAAAACAATAAATCAACGCTACAGACAGCTGCGGTGACATATGTTGATTTCAACGGCAACAGATACGAACTGTTGATGCCTGGTAATAGATCAATGCTGTGCAACGACTTCACACAGATCAATGACCTTGGCTATGGCATAGTAGTGGCTAACGGCGGGTTAACCGAAGCTGTTTCAATGTTTACCTACTACTGCCACATTGCCTACTATTCGTTGACTGGTGGACAGATTCGTTCAGTGGCAGGATCAAATGCACACGGTGTATATGCTTTGGTGGCAGAAGGTGCAGATCCCCTAGAAGTACCTACTCCAACCACCATATATGAAGAACTGAGTCAACGTGTGGACTGTTATTTCCCCAGCGGCACATATGCCAACGTGGCAGGTGGATTG